CTACCGGCGATAATAACACCGTATAATTTTCTGCATCACCACTTACAGGGAATTGAGTTTCTGAAATAATTGTTGCTTTTGCTTTATTCACCGGATCGGCACCCCATATACTTAGGAACTCTCCTATATTATTTGCAATATCCAATACGGTACCGGCAATGTTTACCGGGTGTATTGGGAAAGAACTTGCAGCTATATCATAATACAAAATACCAGTAACACCATTATAAGCAATTTTGAAAGGCCTCTGCGAGTATTTAGCTACCTCAATTACACCAGTAGCCCAATCAGTTGTTGGTGTGTAAGGCGCATTTGGTATTTGCCGCCTCCATTTTATTCCAACCTGGCCAGGTGCTAAATACATATTTTGGATAGTATTCCCCTGGAATGGCCCGATTGATAATGAAGCCCCATCAGGAGCCACATATGATAAGCCTGTATTTACATCTACAAATTCAATAACTGTATCATCAGAACCTGTACCACCTGAAAAAGTTATAACCCCTGTTGCCTGGTTGTAATCAAATGATGTCCAGTTTGCAGAAGCACTGCCTACCTGCCCTGAATTTGAAGAAGTACCACCGGTATTAGTTTTTAATGTGGTAATCTTCCAATATTTTTTATGAGCACTATCAAAGATCTCTGCAATGCCGGTAAGGTTATAAATCTCTCCATCAGCATCAACAATTCGCATATCTAAATAAGGGGTCATTTCATTGTATCTCACTGTCCATACATGCCCGGTCTTAAATACTGCAATTCCGTTTTCGTAAGCATCTGTTCTTAAATTAGAAGTACCGTGAGCAGCCCAAACCCATTGAACAGCGGGCCAGCTTTCAGTAAAGCCACCGGCCCCGTCAGCCGTTTTTTGCAGCTGCTGGATTTGTATATACTCATTTAAACTTCCTATTCTTATCATCGCTTATATTTTAAAACCATCCTGCATTTGTTCGTAATCCAGCTAATGTATTTTTAATTACATCAGGTACCACCCTTGTCGCTTCCCTTGCACCTCCCATTTGGTAAATTTGCTGCTCACCTCTGTTTTCATAAAAGAAATTTACCAGCTGTTTATTGGCAAGTTGTAATTGCGATAATGGGCTTAAATCCGGTACAGTTGTATAAGTAATCCGGTAAAATGCTGGATATACTGTAAAAAACTTCCCACCGTCCTGTAATTCGCATGTAGGACCGGTTTCATTTGTAACATCAACCCACGGTTCTAATGGGCCGTATCTCCTTTCTACTTTTGTAAGCCCTGTAACATTACCATAAGGCAATAATTCCGAAAATGTGCCATCATTAAAAATGGTAATAACAATATTTTTCGCAACTATACTTCTGTTTAAATACTCCTCAATCCATTTTCTGGCAGCTGTAACCAAAGCCGTAAATAAACTGTCCTCTGAAGAACTGGTTATCCTTGCATATAATTTAGCATCAGCCAGTGATACAATTTCATTTCCTGAAACTGTGTCAGCGGAAACGCAGCTTAATACGCTGTTTTGCTTTGGATTATAAAAAGGACTATACATTTAAAAAAGGGCAGACAGCTTACGCACCGCCTGCCCTGTATTTTTTAGTTTAAAAATTTGATTACATCAAAACCACATTCGCAAATGCATTCACCAGATCCACTGCAAGGCCTTCACGGGCTTCACACAGAACGGTTACTTTGTTTTGCGTAACGTTATTTCCATCCTGCTCAAAGAACCTGATTGAAATATCTTCTGCCTGTACGATATGGCAATAAGAGAAATCACCTACCAGGGCATTGCCTTTTGTCAACCAGTTGCCTTTAACCGGAGGGATGCTATTGAATGTTACTTCTCCATTTTGGTTAAAGGTCAGGTTACCAGGTTTCAGGTATTCGCCTGATCCGGTTGCTTTCAGATTAATCATAGAAGCATAATCTGAAGGTTTGGCAATAATATAATTCGGAACAAAGTTCAGTTCTTCAATTGCTGCGATAGCGTTGGTGATCTGATCAAACCTGTTTGCACCGGTTGCAGTTGAATTTGAAATCAATGCAATTAATGAAGCATAAAAGGCCTGTGATTCCTGAATGAAAAAATCCCTTAACAACATTTTTGGTAAAGCCTGCTGCAAATAAGCGTTATCCTGCAATAACTGCCTGGTTGGGCGGGCATAACCCTGAATGTAATTAGCCTGGATAATTTCACGCTGGAAATTATAATCAACCTGATTTTTTGCAGCACCTTCAGTCTGTGTAGCAAATGCACCATTACCGCCATTTTCAACATGCTGCCAGTACAACCCTGTTTCAGATGGAACCACATCGCAGATATCTCGGAATAAAACCGGATAACCTGGTTTCAATACTGCATCCGGGCGAATGGTAGGTATTGCGATGGAAGAACCCCCGCCAAAGGTTGTATTGGTCATGTCAGCAGCTGCAGTTTTGTAATTCATGTCGCGGACATTTTTCAACTGCATATCAAAAGGACGGCCTGCCTTAATTTTAGCCATGTTATTATCCAACTCATCATTCCACACTTCCATAAAGGACTTTCTTTCCAGACCTTTACTTCCACGGAGTTGGCCAGCTTTCTTTTTATACTCAGTAAAGTCAGTTTCAAGCTGTTTTACCTGGTTTACTGTTGCTGTCATGGTGTCCTGGAATGCTTTCGCATCGAAAACCATTGCGCCTTTTTCATCAAAGAAACCATTGAAGGTTTTCTTTATTTCGGAGGACATATCCTCTTTGGATAATCCTTCGGGGATTGCTTCAAAAGCAGTGTTTAACTGCTCGGCAAATTTTAAACTTTCACCGGTAAGACCGGCTACGGGAATTCTGAATTTCATTATCTGGTTGTTTGAAGATTATTAATTATTGCTTTGAAATCAACTATTAATCCCGTCTCCGGCTGAGGTGGATTTGCTCCGGCTTCAGTGGTCTGTGAATTTTTTATGTCGATTACTAATTGCTGAAGTTGTTTCACCTGGATAAGCAGGTATTCAATTGTTTCATCGGTTGCATCTGTCTTACGGCAGAATTTTTCTAACCGATCAATTTGAGCGGCTAACTGAGTTTCAAACTCATTTCCATTGGATTTTACTAACGGGGTGTACTGATTTGCGCCCCAACCTGTCAGGCTGGAACCTTCCCATAATTTGGTATCAACAATTTCCCATACAGGTGAACTGTCGTCTGATTTCCAATCACCAATTTGATTTTGTTTGATAGTCTGGAACCCAATGGAATGTTCGGTTATCAAACCATCATCCACCATCTTCATAAAGTCCATCCCTAAAGTGTGAGTGGCCGCCTGTGATTCATAATAAAGGCCGTAATCATCTTCTTTTAATTCTGTCAGCTTACCTACTGGTTTACTTACATCATGGTTTAAAAAGTGTTTAATACGTGGCCGGGCAGATGCGGGGCCATTTTCAAGAATAGATTTTTTAAAAGCCCCCTTGCGAATAACATCACGGTCTGAATCCGGAATATCAAAAGCGGAGAAATAACCCTTAACAATACGGTTCTCCTTATCAATATCTTTGATTGAAAAGGTTAAGTTTTTGTATGTGTAAGCGTTTTTCATAATGAAAAAAGGGTCAATCCTCCGTTTGGAGAACTGACCCTCGATTATTTTGGGGTTCTAAATTTAAAAGCCTTGTTACGCCTGGGGTTCTATTTTGTAGTTAGCTGTAGGCGATCCTGAAAACTACGACCCACGTTTTTTATTTCATTGTTGGCACCGATATAGTTGATTGTTCCGCATTTACATTTCTTACTCACTTCTCCTTCAACTATCCTCCCAAAAAAAAGTGTTTTACCACAATTACAACATTTAATAGCCGGTAAATTTCCTTTTTGGTCTGCCATTTCGGATTAAAATTACAATTTATTTCGTTCTGCCAAATTATTTAGCAAAAATATTTTTAAAATAAAGAAAAACCCCTGTAGAAACAGGGGAAAATTTAACTACTGATTGCCATATGAAAAAATACTGCTGCCCTCAAATTTATACAACTTCTTTTTTATTTACTAATTTATTTAGCAAATCATACCTCAAAAGATTTATATCATTCATATTGTGATATTTAACCGCCCATTCATAAAGGGCTTTGCCGTCTTCAATAATCTTTAAAGGATTGTTGAGATAATACATGATATGCTTTTGCCAATCACTTTCTTTTTCTACCCATTTAACCGGTGGCTCATTGTCTGTGAATGTTGAAACCCGGCTGCAAATGGCTGGTATCATTTTAGTGGCGCATTCCAAAATCTTCAAATTACTTTTCATCGAATTAAAAAGATTATCTTGTAATGGTATCAGCCCGACATCAGCATTATTATACAGATTCATGTATTTATATACCGGCAATTTTTCAAGCCT